AAAGTTTACAGGGTTGGTACGAGACCAACACACCCCACCTTTCGGTGTATTTAAAGGGACTAGACTATATCTTAAGAAAATCTATGATTTTCCCACTAACATTTAGTCGTTGAACGCTCATCTTTTACAGATGCTCGCTGCGGATTGCCCATCAGGTCAAGACATGAATGTCTGTCCAATTCGTAACATTATTACCTTTGGGTTCGGCTATTAACCGAGTTCCTTTTAAACATTTCTATCTAAAAGTGGTAGTCACGACTAGCACACACATTGCATTACAATGTTGTTGCACTGGAAGCAATGCTTCCTAAGGGGTTTCCCGCAATTTGAAAGTGTCGCAAATTGTATCTTACAATTCACTAGCAAACCTCTTTTGTTGGTTTACTTTTAGGCCCATTTAATTACTATATAATAGGCCGCCCCGCGGCATCTTCTTTGTTTCCAAAGAAGGCGGACTATATCTTAAGAAAATCTATGATTTCCCCAACTCCATTTAGTCTCTGAACCTTTGTCTAATAATATGTACTAAACACTTGGCTGCAGATTGTCCATCCGGACAAGACATGAATGTCTGTCCAATCCTTGACGTTGTTACCATTGGGTTCGGCAATTAACCGAGTTCTTTTTACATCTTGCGATATAAAAATGGTAGTCAAGGCTCTAAGGAATTTTCCGCAATTTGAAGTTGTCGCAGAATCAAACGATTCTACTAGTCAGTTATATAACAGTTAAAATAGTTAACTGTCCTTGAATTTCTACCGTTTTCCTTACTAAGTATATCAAGGAACTTAGCAAGCAGCTGACTCTTTGGCACAGGTGATATAATATCTTTATGCCAGCCATTATTCTTAGGACATTGTAGTTAACTGCGTAAACTCGAAGTTTGAAGGCAGTAGAAGATGTATTGGTCGTAAGAAGAAGAGTGGCGTTGTCAATTCGAGACATGTTGACCGTCCCGCTAGGTTGATGCTGCTCAGGGTTGAGAGCAAAGGAATATACATAAATACCAGTTGAAGGAATGTTGGTATGATGTTGATATGGTTGAACGAGATTGAAGTAATCTCCAGCTCGTGCGGAGAAACGGTCGTGTCCGTTGAGTTGCAACTTGGCAGTAGCAACTGTTTGTTGAGCACTAGCACTGTAATCAACAGTAAAGTCAGACCATTCCTTGGCTGATTCATTAGTTGTAGTATGTAACACCCAAACAAGTTCCTTGCAAGGATGGTTGAGAGCCAATTTAGACTTGACTGAGGAGTTAGAGAATGACTCTGCTCCAGTGAACTGCAATTGTTCAATAAGGTACTCGTGTTGGACCTGAGAGAACTGTCGTCGCTCATCAGTGTCGAGATAAATGTAATCGACAAATAGAGATGCATTGCTTAGTGAAGGACTAGCAGTAGCATCGCTAACAATGTAACAGTCAGATGCAGCTTTGAATGTGATGTTGAATTTCACTTCATGATATTGAAGTGCGATAAGTGGTACGTAATTGCTGGCTAGAAGCCAGCATACCCTACCTTTCGGTAAATTTTGAGCCATAAGACTCGGGACTAGACTATATCTTAAGGAAGTCATATGACGCCCCCAAGTCCATTTAGTCGTTGAACCTTCTGCATACGCTATAGCGCTTAGCAACTTGGCTGCGGATTGCCCATTGTAGTATCCGAGAGATTATTACCTACTGAGTTTGTTTCTCAGCCAATTCAAACTTTCGTTTAAACCTTGGTACTCCTCTAAATTTAATTTTTTAAGCTGTATGAACCTATGTGCTGAAATGAATGTGTTGAAAAAATCATGCAATCGTAGTTTGTTGTTTTTCTCAAAGTTATCCGTAGAAGGACGTAAATTTTTCCAGTTGAATGCAACTTGTTGCTCCTTAACGTTTGTTAAGTCAAACAATGATAAAGGCAAAACATGATCTAACGTCCACTTTGAACCATAGTTGTCAAAAGTCATATTTTCATCAAACTGAAAAAATAGCCACTCCTTTAGTTGTGCTAATGTACAACCTAGATAATGAATGCTTGAATGCCTTTTGTTTTTCATCGTTTTCCAAATAGCATGCCGATGAGCGCGGATAAGTCGTAGATCTACATCTACTTGGCAGCGTTTTCTTCGAACACTATTGTAAATACTTTCGTAATACTCTTGCATATACTTGCGCTTGCATTCGTTGCATTCTAACCGATAGCCATGTGATGTGTCACTCCTCGTAGTGAACTCACTTAAAGGCTTTGGTGGACTATCTATTGGACATTTTACGCATTTCTTTTTGCCATCAACTATTTCTTGTAAGGGTCGTTTTACCCTAGTTCCATTAATGATATCTTTTTTATACGATTGCACATATTTTGTTCTGCATACTTTGCATGTTTTTCTTTTCTTCTTAGTATCAGCTCTTGTTTCAAATTCTGTATCAGCTTTTTGTTCATTGCACTTGATGCAAATCATGTTTCTAACAAATTTTGAATGTAATTAAATTCAGTTTTTACGGCTTTAGGGGTTCCCCGCAATTTGAACTTGTCGCAAGTTCTTTTAAGTAACTTACTAGCAAACTTCTTTTACAAGTTTACTTTTATGCCCTACTATTTAGGCGAGACCAGGGTTTCTGCAAAACCAAAATTGAAGAGGAATGTACAGAGTAGCTCCTGCTTTTTCAACACCGGCATTTGTAGCACCGGTGAGAGCAGATACATTTCCAATCATGGAATTGTAACCATCTGCTTTTTCGGACGTTTGAGTTAATTCGTTCCAGATCGTGAGCCACTCCCCATAATGTTTATCGATCGTTTGCCCACCGATTTCGATGGAAACCTCGTCAATAAGAACATGACCAAGATTGTCCACCCATTTAAAAGTACCAGTTCCACCAGCAGCACCATCCGTTGCCGTAACAGATGGAATGTCTACTTGTAGGTAAACCTTGTGAATCAGGTCACCATTGCGAGAAACTGTACATGAAACTTTGCGTCCAAAGTCCGCCGTTCCATTAACGCTCCAATCAAAATGATTGGATTATATACCCCACCTTTCGGTGTATTTAGAGTCATATGACTCGGGGCTAGACTATATCTTAAGGGAGTCTGCAGTTTCACAAACTCCCCCACTGCCGTTTAGTCGTTGAACACAACTCTTGGATTTTATCTCATTTAGATAGCTCTCAGCTAATGTATACAACTCTTTTGTTGATAACTTCTTCGATACAAAATATTTGGGCTTGCTGTCTGGGTATTTAACACAATATCCATTGTTATATTTTTGAATATATACTTGTTTACTTAAGTTTTTGTGTACTACCAATGGTTCTTTCAAACTATCAAGTTTTTGAACATACTCAATAGCTCTATTGAGGTTATATTCCATAGGTTGTGTTTTGCACAAGAACCGTTTTTCTGGTCCCATTGGATGATTACACACTCTGTACCCGTTGTTCATTTTCAACACGTACATTGGAAGGTCTGGATTTTTTGTAGATGATAATTTTTCTCTTGTTTCTTTTGATACCTTTCTTCCTTGCAATGATGTACTAATTAACTTTTTAGTTTCTTCGTTGTGTCTTCCACTTTTCCCACCAAACTTGATGTTCATTCCATTTGGAACCAAAGTGTTATGTTGTTGTATATACTCTTTTTCTTTTATATCAAGCTCTTCGTTGTTACATTCTTCTAAGACTATTATTGAAAAATTTTTATTTCCATACTTTCTAATTGCTTTGTTTAAAACTCGACAATTATCTTTGTATTTTCTATGAGCAGAATCGATATGCTGTTTCCATCTCTTATCAATAGGCTGTATTGTTTGACCAACATAATGCTTGCCAGATGGACTTGTTATCATATATATAACACCCATTGACGTTTAGAGAAAATATTTCTTTTAAATGTTCATTTTTTTTATGAGATAAATTATTTAGAGCTTTGCTGCTGATTGCCCAATCCTTTAGATTATCACCTCCAAGTTTTTTTCTCGGCCAGATTTACCTTTCGATAAATCCTTGGTACTAAAGGCTAGCACAAATCACTGTGTGATGTTGCACTGGAAGCAACGCTTCCTAAGGGTGTTTCAGCATTTTGACAGTGTTGCAAATTACACATGTAATTTACTAGTAGCAGTACATTTATTCTTCAACGGATAAAAACAGCAGGGAGGCTACGGCTACGTCGAAGAATTGAGGAGTACTTACAGATTTCATTATAACAATCCTCTTTGCTATAAACTGGCTACTTTTCAACCCTTAACAGAAAAGGTTTGTTCAATTGATTCAATTGAAAAGTTGGTGTGTCGTCTGTATACGACCTTGAAAACGCTTACACCTACACCTTTTGATGCAGGGCTAGACTATATCTTAAGGAAATCTTAGATTTCCCCACTATTATTTAGTCGTTGAACCTCTTGCATTACAATACTAAATATTGCAATAAGCAATTTGGCTGCGGATTGTCCATTAGGACAATCTTGTTTTGTAGACAAAACTGTCCAATCTCTAACATTATTACCATTGGGGACGGGAATTACCCGTGTTCCTGTTCTACATTTCTATAAAACAGTGGTAGTTAGAGCTGTTAGGAATTTCCCGCAATTTAACAGTGTCGCAAATTGGTTAACCAATTTACTAGCAGTTGCAGTTTTTATTGAGGACTGCTTACAGTTTTCCCACAACAATATCCTCATAGTTGTGGCTGACTACTTTTCAACACATTTTTATGTTATTTGTGGATTACCAGTGCATAATCCTTCACTCTAGTTTCCTAGAGTGGCCGACTATATCTTGAGCCTTCGTGAGAAGACCAGTTCCCGTTTAGTCTGTGAACTTCATCCATGTGTCCCGTGAGACATTTATGACTTTGCTGCGTGCTTGTCCATTTTGGAATATAATTCCGCATCTGTCAGATTTTTACCATACCCAAGTTTAGTCTTGGCCAGCAAGTATTTTCATACTAACTTTGGTACTGCTTCATAACTTTTTAAAAATTTATCTACTGTTTCTTTATGTTGGCATATAATTTCAGTGTCAATTTTGTCATTTTTTGTCTCATTCAAGTTTTTATACAAAGGCCTGGTATTTTTCCAATTGAAACAACAAACTTGTTGGTGGATGTCCGACAAATCAAAACTGGAGCACGGCCTGACATGATCTATATTCCATATTGTACCATAGTTGTCCCATGTCATATCAGCTGTGAATTGGTATTCCATCCATTTCATATAAAAATCTAATTTACATCCAAGTAAATCTAGACTTTTTCCATGTTTCGTTTGTCCTTTCAACACCTTTCGAATTCTTGTTCTGAGAACCTTCTTTATTCTAAAAGTTTCGTCCATACGGTATCTTGTGTTATCACGTTCTCTTACTTCTTCAAGTCTTTCAGTGTCATATGCCTTTTTCTTCTCAAAACCTCCGTTTTGATACCAATTTTGGTTGAAATGGTGAACTTTGTCTTTGTTTTTGAGTCTCCACTCTCGCATGTATTTTGCACGGCATTGCTTGCAATAGGGACTTGATTGGATTATTTCATTTGATGGGATATTGTGATGACACGTAGGACATACTTTCATCTTAATTATAGTAGATAACATTTTATTTTCAATTTATGAATTTTACAGCTTTAGGACGTCGCCGCAATTTGAGAACTTTGCAAACCTACATTTAAGTAGCTTTACTAGCACTTGTGGATTTATCATACTCCACAAACTGTTTTATCCTGCTTTATGTATGTTTTAACAGGCAGAGTGCTTTTCTACCCCACTGGATTTGTTAGAGGTAAATATCTTGCTTAATCATATATATTTCTATAT